ATGTGTCATAGATGCCATACAGAGCTAGACAATGGCAACTCATATTCACGAGATGAGCGTAGAGATTGCTGGAATCAAGCATATATCAAGACAATGCAATATTTAATTGAGAATGAATATTTGAGGTTAAAATGATTAAAGATGAAGCATTAAAAATGGCGATTGAATGGATTGAGCGTTGGCATGGAGTATCTCCTAGCAAAACTAAAACATTAGCAAAATGCTATAAAGCATTGGAGTGCCAAGATAAGATTGAAAATAGTGATTTTAACAAATACTCAAAGCAAGAATTGTTTGAATATATAATTTTTTTAAGAACTGCAATAGATGGACAATTAGAAACTAAATGGATTAGTGTAGATGAATTATTGCCGCCTATAAATTCTGAAGTGATGACGTGGGGAGCTGGAACTGCAAATAATTCATTTGGCTATCTGCAAGCATGGTATACAGAAAAAGGATGGCAAGAATTAGATTCATGTGGGGACTTTTTTAATGATTTACCTCCTACACATTGGATTCCATTATCATCATATAAAGTACCTAGCAAAGATGATTAAATTAACTTTACCTTTTCCACTTACTGTAAACCACCTTTGGGGACAAGCAGGAAAGCGCAAGTATCTTAAGAAGTCAGCTCATGAGTTCAGACAAAAGGTGCAAGATGCTGTAGTAGAAGCTAAAGCAAAGTTCATAGGAGAGCGTGCAGCGGTGTTCGTAGCGCTGTATCCACCCACAAAGCGCAAGTATGATGCAGACAATAGACTCAAGTGCTTACTAGACGCATTACAGCATACAGGCGTTATCTATGATGATGAGATTATTGATACGATAGTCGTAGTTAAGCGAGAAGTAGTAGCTGGCGGTATGTGCAAGGTCGTAATTGTTTCTGATGAGTGTCGCAAGGTTAAACAAGAGCTATGGGAGGAACTGTAGTGGATATTGAGCGTGTCAAGTATCATTTGGAGATGTGGACTGATTACATGAAGCATGGAGGTAGAGTTGTTACAGGATATCCAAGCAAATCTGCTGGATTTTATACTGGAGGCTCGCATTCTACTGAGGATTTAACAGACGAGATGGACATTAAGCACCAGTTGGCTACAAATGCAGCAGTTAATGATTTGCCAAAAGATTTAAAAGATAGCGTGTATGCAACACATGGGCTTGGCAATAGAAGCAATATGACATTGATGAGCATATCCTACAATTATCAGTTAGCTTTAGCGGAATTAGCAACAAGACTAGAGAAAAAGCATCTAATATGATTTTTAGCTTGACAAAACAGAAAAAGTAGTGTATGATTTGCAACCATGACAGGAAAGTTGCGTCTAGTGAATTCGTGTCAAACTTTAGGCCGCCTAGTGCGGTCTTTTTTTATTCTAAGGATAATTCATTATGCCATATACAGCCGCTCAGAATAGATTGTTCTATGCAGCCGCTAATAATCAAGCTATAGCTAAAGAGCATGGTTTGACTATGAGTAAAGCTAAAGAGTTAGCTGAAGAAGGCGTAAAAAAATCATCCAAGTCAGATAAGCGTAAAATGCTCGCTGAACAACTGATGAAAAAATAAGCAAATCAATTATATAGAGGTTGAATCAATTATGGCAACTACCAAGAATACTCTTGGAGGAGCGCCACAGGGCAATAACAATGCAGCAAAGGCTAAAATATGGTCTGATGCAATACGCAAGGTTGTAGTGCAAAAGCAGGCACTAGACCAGTTAGCATTAGCATTGGTAGAAAAAGCCCTATCTGGTGACCTTCAAGCACTTAAAGAGTTAGGTGATAGATTAGAAGGCAAACCAGTTCAAGCAGTAGAACAGAAAACAGAACATAGCGGGGAAGTAACGGTCTATAAATGGCTGGATGAATAATATATGGTTGAGAAGGTTATCCCATATAAACCTCGTGACGCTTTCATGCCATTGCATGACAGTGATAAAAGATGGAGTGTTGTAGTAGCTCACCGTAGGGCTGGCAAGACAGTCGCCTGTGTAAATCACTTAATCAGAGAAGCATTAAGGACTAAAAGGCAAGATTTTAGAGCAGCCTACATCGCTCCATTCTATAAACAAGCTAAATCTGTAGCGTGGGATTACTTCAAATACTTCACAAAGGTAATTGAAGGTGCAGTAGCTAACGAATCAGAACTTCGTATAGACTTTGCTAACGGCTCACGCATACAGTTATTTGGTGCAGATAATGCAGACAGCCTTCGTGGATTGTTCTTTGATTATCTAATAGCAGACGAGTACGGTGATTGGAAGCCTAGCGTATGGAATTACATCATACGGCCTGCGCTTGCTGATAGACAAGGTAAAGCCATCATCATTGGTACACCTAAAGGTCGCAATCAGTTCTATGAAACATATAGACGTGCTACAGACTCTGATGACTGGTTAGCATTGAAGATAGCAGCAGAAGACTCAGGCATATTGCCACAATCTGAGATGGACTCTCTAAAAGCAGAGATGACAGAAGATGCGTGGCGTCAAGAGATGGACTGTGACTTTGATGCAGCTATCCCTGGTGCTATATGGGGTCGTGAGCTTTATCAAGCGGAGCAAGACGGAAGGATTACTCAAGTTGATTATGACCGTGCTATCCCTGTTCATACTGCATGGGACTTGGGCTATTCTGATGATACAGCTATTTGGTTCTACCAAGTCATACAAGGCGAAGTACACATTATTGATTATTACGCTGGCTCTGGCAAATCTATTGAGCATTATGCTGCTGTGGTTCTCAGCAAAGGATACAAGTACGCAACTCATCATCTCCCCCATGACGCAAGAGCAAAGACTCTCGCCTCAGGAGGAAAGTCAATTATCGAACAACTTGCTGTACATTTAGATTGGAAGCATCTAGCCATTACAACTAACTTATCTATGCAGGACGGGATACAAGCAGCTCGTATGATGTTTCCTAGAGTATGGATGGACAAAGAGCGTTGTGAAGAAGGCTTGGAAGCTCTCAAGCAGTATCAGCGTGAGTGGGATGATGACAAGAAGCAGTTTAAAGATAAACCTCGTCATGATTGGACTTCACACGCATCTGACGCTTTCCGCTATTTAGCAGTATGTTGGAAAGAGGAAGTTAAGCAAGAGATGGAAGACAAGCCACTCAAGGGCATTACAGTGGGTGACAATGAAGTAACGCTAGACGAGTTATGGCGAACAACAAAAACTAAAACATCTGGAAGGATATAACATGGCAATCGGAGCATTAAACGCTGGCTCATACAAGCAGATTACAGCAACAGGTAACGTATCACCTATCTCTGGTGTTATCTTGGGCATATTCGTATCATCTGCATCAAGCACACCTACTATCACTGTGTACGATTCAGCTACGACAACTACTACAACTAAGATTGTAGACACATTCACACCAAGCGCAGGTACATACTATCAATGCCCTGTTGGCACACAAAACGGCATCTATGTAGTTCTTGGTGGCACAGTAAGCGCAACAGTAGTATTCGCGTAAGGATAACTCATGGCTAAGGTTATGGAAGTAGCATCCGAGGTGCAGAAGTACCTTGACATGTTTGCTCAATACGACAAAGAGTTTGGCAAATGGGATGGTCGTGTAGAAAAGATATTGAAGCGCTATAAAGACGAGCGCAATCAAACTACATCACAGACTCATTACAATATCTTATGGTCTAATGTGCAGACTCTGAAGGCAGCTACATTTAGTCGCATGCCTAAGCCTGATGTATCACGCAGATTCAAGGACAATGACCCTGTAGCTCGTGTTGCAGCATTGTTATTGGAAAGAGCGCTAGACTTTGAGATTACACATAGCCCTGACTTTCAAGAATCATTGACAGCTTGCGTATATGACCGCTTCTTAGGTGGTCGTGGTACAGCATGGGTTCGTTATGAGCCAATCATTGAAACAGACGATACATTCATTTCTGAAGACGAAGAATCATCAGACCAAGTATCTGAATACTTAGACATTGAGCAGACTCCTGTAGATTATGTACATTGGCGTGACTTTGGACATCAATGGGGTCGTACATGGGATGAAGTAAACGTTGTATGGCGTAAAGTCTATATGACACGCAAGATGCTCAAAGAACGCTTCCCTGAAGAACAGTTCGGCAATCTATATGCGGTTATTCCATTGGACTCAAGTCCTGATGACCAACGCACAAAGATGACAGAAGGTGTTGCTAAACGCGCACTGGTGTATGAGGTATGGGATAGAGAAACTAAGCAAGTCCATTGGATTAGCAAATCCATGGGCAAGATACTTGATAGCCGTGATGACCCATTACAGTTAGAAAACTTCTTCCCATGTCCTAAGCCTTTGTATGCGACATTGACTAACGAGAGCTTAGTACCAGTTCCTGACTACACTCTGTATCAAGACCAAGCTAACGAGCTAGATGTACTCTCAGACCGCATTAAAGGCCTCATAGACGCGTTAAAAGTGCGTGGGGTATACGATGCTGCCAGTCCTGAATTAGCTCGCCTATTTACAGAGGGTGACAACAATACGCTTATCCCTGTAAAGAACTATGCAGCGTTTGCTGAAAAAGGTGGCTTGGGTGGTGCAGTAGACATGGTGGACTTATCACCTATCGCTAACGCATTGAACATGGCATACACAGGTATGCAACAGGTTAAGAATCAGATTTACGACATCACAGGCATCTCTGACATCATTCGTGGTGCATCTGTCGCATCTGAAACAGCTACTGCTCAACAGATTAAGGGTCAGTACGCTACATTGCGTTTGAAGACATACCAAGACGAAGTAGCAGTGTTTGCTTCTGAGTTGATGCGAATTAAAGCACAAATTATCTGCAAACAGTTCCAACCTGAAACATTGTTAAAGATTGGTGGCGCAGAGTTATTGAATGACGCTGATAAACCTCTAATCCCACAAGCATTGCAGTTGTTGCAAAACAATCCTATGCGTACTTTCCGTGTGGAAGTTGCTACAGATTCTATGTTATACATGGATGAGCAACAAGAGAAGGCAGACCGTGTAGAGTTCTTGGCAGCAACATCTAGCTTCTTAGAACGCGCCATACAATCAGCGCAACTAGCTCCTGAGTTAGTACCGTTGATGATTGATTTATTGAAGTTTGGTGTAACTGGTTACCGTGTAGGTAGAACGATTGAAGGTCAGATTGATAACGTTGCTGACAATATCAAGCAACAAATGTCATTGCCTAAGCCTCCACCACCACCATCGCCTGATGAAATCAAAGCTCAGACAGAACAATCTAAGATGCAAGCAGAGTTGCAGTTAGAACAAATGCGTATGCAATTAGATGCTCAGAAGTTAGAGTTTGAGAGATACAAGGTTGAGTTGGAAAACAACACTAGAATCTTAATTGCTGAGATGCAAGCTAAGAAAGACATCAAGACTACAGCTATGAACATCAATGGTCTATCAGAGAATGAAGAATTGACTCAGATGGATGATGATGGCATGGAGCAACCTAACTCTGCACTAGCAGGATTGGTTGAAGCTATCAACAATAACATGGCTAACTTAGTCGCTATGCAAACACAGCACAATCAAGACTTAATGATGCAACAACAAATGGCGCATGACAACTTAGTTCAACAGATGACAAGACCTAAGCAAGTATTGCGTGGCCCTGATGGCAAGATTATTGGAGTTCAATAGTGGCTTTAAAATTAGCAGACAGAGTTGTTGAGCTATCTACCTCTACAGGTACAGGCGCGTTTACGCTATCTGGCGCTCAAGCAGGTTATCAAGCGTTCTCATCACGCTTGTCTAATGGCGACACTACTTACTATACCATCCAAGGCAAGAATGGCGATGGCTCGCTCAATAATGAGTGGGAAGTAGGTGTAGGTACATACAGCTCAAGCACACTGACTCGTGACACTGTATTAGACTCTAGCAATAGTGGCTCTTTAGTAAACTTCAGTGCAGGCAACAAAGATGTATTCATTGACCTGCCATCAGAGAAGGTTATTACTACTGCAGGTACAGGTATCAGTATTAGTGGCAATACAATCACTAACACACTGCCTGACCAAATAGTTAGCTTGACAGGTGCAGGCACGACTACCGTTACAGGTACATATCCTAGCTTCACCATTACATCTACAGGTGGCAGCGGTGGTGGCGATGTAACTGGCCCAGCTAGCTCTACAGACAATGCTATTACACGCTTTGATGGTACTACAGGCAAGTTGATACAAAATTCTGTTGTAACAATTAGCGATACAGGTGGCATTGCTGGCGCAACTACTATTACTGACATCAACTATATTGACTTCAATACAGGCTATACAACAGCACTTGGCGCAGGACAATTAGGCTGGGATGGTAACAATACGCTTGGCTTAGGCATGTCAGGCGGTAACATTATCCAAGAGATTGGATTACAAACTTATATCTATGGCAAAGCAAGCTCTGCTATTACTAAAGGTCAGCTAATCAAAAAAACTGGTGCTAATGGGTCTTCAGGTGTGGTTACCTTTGCGCCTACTACTGCTAATATGACTAATAGCGGTGACATTATTGGTATTGCTGCTGAGAATATTGCATTAAACGGCTTTGGCTATATTATCTCTACAGGTAACATCAAGGGATTTAACACTACTGGCTCTAGCTCAGGTGAAACATGGGCTGATGGCGATACGCTATATTACAACCCAACAGGCAATGGTTTAATGACTAAAGTTAAACCTTCAGCACCTAATGTTAAAGCAGAAGTTGCCATTGTTACTAATGCAGGCTCAGGCGGTTCAGGCTCTGTAGTAGTAGAGATTATTCACGGCAGTGAGCTTGGCGGCACTGATAGCAACGTTCAATTTACATCACCAACTACAGGTCAATCGCTTGTTTATAATTCAAGCACAGGCATATGGGTAAATGGTAATAATCAAGTTATCAATGGCGGCACAATAGACAACACACCTATTGGTGCTACAACAGCATCTACAGGTAGATTCACAAGTGTTACAACACCATCTGTTACAGCGACAACTAACGACTTAACATTAAGTGCTATTAGTACAGGCGTTGTAAATGTAAACACACTTGCAGGTAAAGCATTTTCTGTTACAGACCATCCATACACAGGTGGTGGTTCTAATGTAAATTTTACTAGAGCATTTGGTGGTCAAGCAGGATATACAACAGGCTTAATGGCTCAAGGGTCTGATTCTAATGTAACATTGGCATTTTCATCTAAAGGAACTAGTGGTATTGAATTTTGGACTGCTAATTTAGGTGAAAGACAATTTGTAGTATCTCGCACCGCTTCTGCTGTCAACTATATTCAAGTAAGTGGTGGTGCAACTGGGCAATCTAGTTTAGCTTTGCGCCCAAGAATACAAGTACAAGGTTCTGATGCGTCAGTCGGATTAACAATCGATACTAAAGGTAGTGGTGCTGTTGATTTTACGACCAATTCCAATAATGCAACTAGCTTTAGAGTTTTTTTACAAGACAGCCCAGTAAATTATTTTCAAGTAAGAGGTTCATCTACAAACATTGAGCCAGTAATGTCTGTATTAGGCACTGATACCAACATATCTCTAGGCTTACAATCCAAAGGTACAGGAGCTATTGACCTAGCCGCAGGTAGTGATGGTGTAAATATAAGTAATGGTGGAACAGTAACAGCTATTACAAGGACAGCAGGTGGTTCAGGCTATACATCTAAACCAACATTAACTATCTCTGCACCAACCACAGCAGGTGGTGTGCAAGCAGTAGCTACTGTAGATTGGATGACAAACAATGGTGCAACTATTGGTTCAGGTGGCACAGGTTATGCTGTAGGTAATGTTTTAACTGTTGTAGGCGGCACTCCATTTGGTGGTGGTGCAGCAACATTAACTGTATCTGCTGTATCATCAGGTGTAGTAACCGCCGTCACAGCTACAAATTTTGGTTCATATTCTACATTACCTACTAACCCTGTATCTACAACAGGTGGTGCAGGAACAGGTTGCACACTTAATCTGATATATAATATGGGAACAACTTTTACATTTAGTAACGCAGGTTCAGGCTACATAGAACAACCTACAGTTACATTTAGTGGTGGTGGAGGTAGTGGTGCTGGTGCTTATGCTCGTGTTGGCGGACAATCAATCATTCGCTCTATTGGTAGTCCATTAAGTTTACATACTCCAAATGGAGAAGGATTTAGAGTTCAGGATTCAGGGACTTTATCAACAGCATTTTGGACTGCGTTTGGAACATCAGCAACTCCCATATTAAGAGCAATATCAGGCTCTGCTGGGGCTATTCAAACAGAATCTGCTGTTCCATTGCAATTCTTAACTAACTCAAATTTTGAACAACTCCGTGTAGCTCACACAGCTTCAGCAGTTAATTATGTGCAAATAAGTGGTCAAACGACAGGAAATTTCCCAAACATTGCGCCACAGGGTTCCGATGCCAATATTGGGTTTGACATTTTCTCTAAAGGAACATCACCTATTAGAGCAAGAACAGGCGGAGGTGAGCAGTTAAGAATTGCTGATAGAGCAAGTGCAAATAGATACATTCAAATACAAGGCGGTGTGTCAGGGGCAACAGCGCCAAGTATTGGGACTGCTGGGGGTACAGAGGCTTTAGATTTCTACGCAAGCGGTGGATTCCCAATATGGTTCTCAACCAATGGATTAAGAACACAAACACAATTTGCAGTATCCCACAC